AGCCTCTAAATTGTTAGACAGAACCTCCATATCGGTCTTCTTAACCATTCCGAATAATCCAGTATTAGTTTCACCAAGGTTTATACCATTCAATCTTTCGGTAAGTTTTTTAACTATGTCTATAACGGACTCGCTTCTGCTCAAATCAACTCCATTGAATGCCTCAATAAACAGCTTAAAAGTCTTTGCGAAACGAACTAGACCGGAATCTTCTGGAGATGTGACTTTAGTGAATATGCCTTCACCTTTTACTCGATCCTGGAATACTTCAATTCCGCTTAAGGTGTCCCACTGACCAGCACCAGAGAAAATGCTCTTTAAAACAGATACTCCGGCACCAATATCATTCTGTGCTGCGGCTAATGCACTAGATGCACTAGCTATTTGCTTGATTCTGGAAATATCATCCTCAGTGATGCCACCATTTCTAAGAACTCCTACGAACGAAGTAATGGCAGAACCGTAATCAGTTAAACCACTTGATAAAGTGGACCAGCTATGGCTTCCATCTCCGACTAGAACGTCTAACAATGACCATGTAGGAATGGACTTGAGCAAAGGTGTTAGCAATTCCGTTATCTTTTGCATTCTGGTGAACACAGTAAAGTCTTCATCTGTTATGGTGAAGTCTTTAGTCACCTTTACTAATTCTTTTCCATAAGCAGATAATCCTTTGCCTAAATTAGCAAAACTTGTAGTTCCCTTTGTTATTGAATCTAAACCTCCGCTTGTAGCGAAAGGCTGCAACGATGTAAGAAATGCCGAAATAGCGTCTAACTTACTAGAAGCGTCCTCTGGGTATTTTGCAATGGAGTCAAAGAAACCATTCTCTCCTGCCAGAGCAAGACCAAATCCATTAATATCATTTCCAGTCTTTACTAGCTTAGAAGTATCGACTTTAGCCATTTCCTGAGCAGTAAATGCGGTAAGCAGTTTGTTGATACCGGTTCCAAACTGTTCCATTTTGTTTCCGGTCGTAGCGTCACTTGAAGAATTAATAAAGTCTGTAAACGGTTTAATCTTTTGCCCAAATCCAGATAAATTTTCAGCAATAGACGGCATATGAGCAGCCCATGTATCATAATATCCAGATTCAAATCCGCCTTTAGCTCCTCCAGCTAAACCGCCAAAGAATCCGCCAAGTGCACCACCAGCCTTCGTAAAGACTTCAACACCTTTATCAAATGCCCCTTCTTCAAATTTATTTCCAAGAGCACCAACAGCAGCTACCATTGTAGCCATTAGTATCGCCGTTTCTGTAATAGCTGCTATTCCAGCAGTAAGTGCTACAAATCCGGTCCCAAGGCTTCCCGACATAACAGAACCTATACCTGCCGCAACAGCCGTCATAGCTGCTAATTCAACAAATATCAAGCCCAATGCTTCAGCTTGTTTTATCATCTTCGACGCATCTAAGCCGTCCATAGCCTTGAACTGTTCAACAACTCCAATAAGAACTAACATTCCAGTTCCTAATATCATTGCTGCTCCTAGAACGGCGCCTAAAGTAAGTCCTTTAGATATCAATCCAACGGATACTATTAATCCAGCAATAGATCCTATGGCAATAGCCAAAGATCCGGATACCGCTAACAAACGTTTGCTGTCGATGTTACTCTCGGCCAATTTCTTAAGAGTTTGCGCCATTATGATAACCATGGCCACAATACTAGTGACCAATATCACCATCGGAGCCACTCGTAATGTCAGTCCTACATGATTTAAGAACTTTAACATTAAAGATAGCTCAGCAATAACAACTGTTATTCCAGCAAGACCTTGAGTCATCTCCCAGAAATCCATTTCGCCAAGAATCTTAATAGATCCAGCAATAGCCAATAATAAAGCAGCAACTCCGAGCATACCCTCTAAGGATATAATTACACTTGCGCCATTGGCCTTAGCAATTCCGGTTGACAAATTAGCCAAACTCTTTATTACCATCGAGAAAATACTTAAAGCAAGCATTCCTCTAACAGCTACGCCAGGATCCATAGATCCCAGTAAACGTACACAGTGAATTATCAATCTAATAGCAATTGCTAATCCAATTACAGTTCCAAAACTTGCCCAAACCGTTCCTGATGCTCCACCAAGTGAACCAAGTGCACTTGTCAGAAGTTTAATAACTCCGATTAAAGCAAGAATTCCACTAAGCTGATCGGCCCAGTTTACTTTAGAAGCATAAACTATGGTATCAATGATAGTTTTCAATGCTGTTGCAAACGCTGCGATCGATAATGCAGATCCTATGGATTTAATTTCGCTTAAATGCTCGGTTATTTTGAGCAACGCTATTATAGCCCCAGCCATAACTAGTATTGCACCAATGTTAATCTTGACATCCTGTACGGTCTTTAATGCATTAGCCATAATTCCAATCGCCGAAGCAATAGCTAGAACACTAAGAACTAGCAAACCAATAGAAGTCGCTGAACTTATTCCACCAACATTTTTAGCAGTAAGCAATACCTCAGTTAGAACAAATCCAACAATTCCGAAAATTATAGCCATCGAAATTAATCCGCGCTGCAATTTTTGTGCATTCATTTGACCGAGAACATAAACGGCAGCTACAATAACTCCAATTAACACAGCTAAAGACTTAACGAACGATGTAAGCTCTGATACAAAACCAGACGCCGTACTCTCACCCTTTGTCCAGCTTTTAATGAAACCCTTCAACGCGCCAAACACGGATCCGGCTTTCATAAGCAATCTAAACGTAGCGAATAAAGTAGCTAATTCTAAAATGACTCGTCCAAAATATTGGATTTTATCTACAGCTATTTCGGCTCCTTTAAACACTATAGTTTTAATTGTTTTAAACAAATTAAGGAAAAAATTGCCAACAGAACCTATTAATGGTGATACTTTATTGTAGGCATTAATCAACCATTCCCATAATTTATTTCCTTTTGTTTTAACCGTATACAATGCTTTGTCACTTAATATCTTTGCCATTCCAGGTAAGAAACCGCCAACTTTCTGCCAATCCATACTCTGGAGAGCCTTACCGAAATTATCAAAGAATCCGGTAATATTGCTTTGTATCTCGGACAAAGAAGGCATTTTGAAATTATTTACAAAATTAACAATTCCATTGCCAAAATTCTTAATTCTGGTCCATGCTTTTTCTACTAATGGCGAATTAGCGATCGCTGTAACAGCTCCTAAGAAACTAGTTACAATATTACTAAAGAAATCTCCTACTTTATCAAAAGAGAAATTTCTAAACCAATTTCGAATATTCTCTTGAATCTTGTGAAAAGCATCCCCAATTTTATCGATGAAATCGGAAACTCCTTTATAGAAATCTCCTTGTTTAATTTCTTCCCACCATGAAGAAATAGCATCTCCAATACCTCTGAAAATATTGGAGAATAACTCTTGAACCTTCCCAGCAATCGTGGAAAGATTGAATATTACTTCCTCAGCAATGTGAATCAGTGGAGACAAAACTACTCCGATAATATTGATTCCGACTCTTAAGAATGTTCTAATAATCGACAATCCAGATCCAAGTAGACTGAAAACAGTCTTAAATGTTTCTTTAAGATTGTTAGCATACTCATCGGTAATCTGTATTGACATTCCAAAATTGTAGAATGTATCTATCCAACCAGAAATCGTCTCGGAATCTATACCGAAAACCTCGTTCCACGCTTCACTAATAGCTCCAGTAATTTTCTTAATTTGCCTTACTATATTGTAAATGGCATCTAAAAGTTTGGCTCTTCCGCCTTTGCCGGTTATAGACTCAAGCATGTGGTCAAAGAATGGAACGCTAACACCAATGTCGTTCAATGCTTTTTTCATTGTTTCGGCATTGATTGCACCAAGCTCGGTAACACGTTCCAAACTTCCATATTGAGCAATTAAATCATCTATGGTTCTGAACGAGTCGCCTTCTTCCGCTGCTTTTTCCAAACTCCCATATTTAGCAATTACTTCGTCAAACGACAATCCTAATTCCGACAAGCCAACATTACCTTCTCGGCATGTTTTTACTAAAGCATCTTCGAATTCCTTAACGGTTTTGCCACTATATTCAGTTACGCTTTTCAAAAAATCAGTATATTCGTCTCTGTGGTATAAAGCGGAATATAAAGTGTCAGCCAAATCACTAACCGGACCAGCAAATGTTGTCCATAATTCATTAGCTAAATCAGTCCATAATTTCTTAGCATCCTGATAGTCACCAAATATATATTCAAAAATTCTAGTCCATTGTGAACTTGTGGCATCTCGGGTAGCATCCATTGCTTCCGAGAATGTTTTAGCCTCCTGAGCAGCCCTAAAAGCCGCTGGGCCTATTGTGTTGTATGCTTCGTAAAGTGCTTTTGCCTCTTCAACATTAATGAACAACTCATTGCCAATAAGCTCAAAATCTTCGGCTACTCCAGTAAATGTATGTGACCGAAATAGCCTATCAATTTCGGCCATAGTCTGAGATGCAGTATTGAAACCTTTTACATCTTGGATATGCTCAATTGCTCCAGCATAAGCACCATATTGTTGCAAAACTGCATTCAAAACATCAGTACTAAACCATTTATCCGATAAAGTTTCACTAAAATTCTGATAAGTTAAGTACCCTGATTCTGTGCTAAATTTTTTACCGTTAGCTAGAGTATACTGCATAACACCATCAGCATCTTCTCCGGCTTTTTTCAAAACGTTCAATGATTCTGCAACTTCTAAAACTTGATTTTTGAATTCGACAGTAGCCATATTAGCTAACTCGATCGATTTCCAGTCCATAAGTTTTACGTAACCAGCGCCTAATGACTGAGCCAAGTTATACATTGCTCTGCTAGCACCTTGTACTCCAGCACCCGATCTGGCTGCCCAGGTAGCAATACCCTTCATTGAAATTACAGCTTCGTCAAGCTTTACGCCGGCCGATGTAAATTTGCCAACGTTATTAGTCATATCGGTAAAACTGTATGAAGTTTCGTCAGAGAACCAAGCTAAACTCTCTAGCTGTTCGTTAACTTCTTCAATCGTTTTACCAGTTGAAGCCATAATAGTCTGCACAGCAGACGTTTTCTCTTCGTATTTGCTCCAACCGGCAGTAACCTGGTTAAGAGCCAAATCATTAACTAACCGTTTCCCTAAATTTATAGCTGCATCAGTTAGTCTTTCAAAAACTCTTGTTCCTATAACATACAATGCATCGAACTGAATTTTTACTTTTTCAATGCCATTTTCTGTCTCTTTAAAAGTTAATTTCTTAGAAGCGGAGTCGAGTTCTTCCAAACCCTTCACCGCTCCTGTGAAATTTAATTTTCCTTTGAGCTTGTCCAAGGTGGACATGGTAGTATTAGCATTGCGCTCAAAGTCTCTATTGTTAAAACGCATCTCAACAACTCTGTTGTCAATGGTTGTGCTCATATTACTTTGTCACCTCTTTCCAAGCATCATCCGCTATCCTATCAAATATTGGCTGAATAGCAGGATTTATGTAATCTCTTCCTTTTACATAGCCACCGTTTCTAGTAGCATGGCCATATTGCAAAAGAATTGCTATTGGGGCCCATCCTTCGCCCAGATTCGTATTGTAAAAACTTATGGACACCGACCCCTTGGATTGTTCGATTCTGTACTCCCAACTGGAAGCAGTCAAACCGGAATCTTTTGGAGTAGCCTTAGCTAATGCTGCTACTCCTTCTCGACCGTACTTGTCTAATTCTCCTATTTTGAATTTTTCTCTGGCTTTTTCTAAAAAACCAGTGATTTTACTAAAATCGCCTTGTTGAGAAAACTCGATCATTAAAGATCCCTCCTCAATGGTTAACCAGAAGTACCAAATTTCTTTCTTCTGGCTGCATTAATGGCCGCGTTTCTAGAAGCAATCTCTCGTTTAGACATCTTTTTACTTGGTTTACCACCACTGTTGTTAATATTACAAACCCTGATAAGCATCAACAAACGATTTAAGTGCCATTTCTGGAATTCAACAGGTATGTTCAATGCAATCATCCAACTATATATAACCTCTGACGTAATAGGCTTCTGCCTCGTATTGCTTTGCTGCTTATCGTCAAGAGTGGTAATAGTTGTGGCTGTCATTGGATCGTCTATGTATTCTCGAATATCTTTTAAATCTTTTACCGATAATCCATAGTACACATTTTCGTCTACATTCTGAGTAAGGGTCATGCATTTAACATACTCTAAAACTTCTTCATTAGTTTTGACATCGTTTTTATTGTTTGTAATAAATGGTTTGTGGTATTTGGCCTCCCATTTCGATACGGAAACAAGAGAATGCTCAAGACATAACGGTGTGTCCTTAAAACGAATGAACTCCTGTTTCTTTTCGTCCCAAAATTCTCCACCTTTGATTAAAATCTTGAGCATGCTCTGAAACCTCCATTACTGTCTATCTAAAGCTTCGTCTACTGAAATGTGCTCAGGCAATTTCTCTGAAATATCAGCAGGAACGATAGATCTTAAGAACGTTACAGCAGAATCTTCGTTTGTTAATAAATCCATAATTAACTCTGAGTAGGCTTCTGTCTGTTCAAATTCAGTAGACATTTCTTCTGACTTGACGAAACGCTTACCATCATCGGACTTCATGCCATAAGCTTTCAGAATAATTTTCTTAAATACTTCGACTAAAGCTGGAGCATCTGAAGTGTTAACAATTCGTTTAATCATCTCAGTAAAACCACCAGCAGTGCCCATCTGAAGTTCAAACAGTTCTGCTTTGTTCAGATTGAAATAAAAATCTTCTTTTCTTTCATTACCGTTATAATCGGTATAAGTAATAGTCTTTTTTAACATGTTAAAAATTCTCCTTTTCTATTTTTCTTCGAAAAAAAAAGGGCTCGAAAAACTTACGAGCCCTTAAAATATCTTATTAACCTAATAATTCGATAACCTTAGCTGGCAGAGGCAGTGCTGAACCGGCAGCACTCTGACCATCAGAGCCATACAGATAATTTTCGAAAGCAGTTAATTTAGTTGAATCGACTTTTGTAGAATCAACAATAATATGCGCAGTAGGCTTGAAACCTTCACCAGCACTAATTGGAGTGGTAGTAATTTCCCAAGAGAAAGTAATAGCATCCGGATTATCATTGATTGTCTCATAGTTCTTATCGGAAGGTGAAGCCATTGCTCCATAAACCAAATGAATCTTATATCCAAGGTCTGAACCAGCAACATCGTTACCGATCTTAGTACGGTATGAGAAGCCAAAAGTCTTTCTTGGCTGCTGGCCAACGACAACACCAGTAGCTAATTCCTTTTCGCCATTGCATGCTGCGAATTCATCTGGATAAGTGTATGCCTCAATTGTTGCACCAAACTCTTCAGCTGAGAATAAGTTCAAATATTTAATGTTATCTGCGTATAATGCATTGGCATCAGCACCAGTAGGGTTTTCGTTTACTGCGGTAAGACCGTTCCAAGCAACACCAGCACCATAAGTGTTGTTAGTATCGTCATATACAAAAAGGACACCCTGGTCTACACCAGTTTCAAAAAAGTGTTGACCAGTCTGGTCCCAAACTAATCTAGCCATTAATTATTTACCTCCTAATTATAGTAAATTGTAAAAACATCATGATTCAGATTATCTGCTGTGTAATGTCTATCATATTTACACATTGGAAAATGTTCCAGAATTGCATCGACGTATTCAGTGTCAGGATCTGGATCAATTACGGTAACCTGAAATCTATGATGGCGCAAATAATTTAAATTATCTGCTTTAATATTGTCTATATCGTCGCGAAAATAGACAATTGCTGGATACTTCATCTTGATTGACTCGGGAGGCTGAAAATATACATGATCGGATCCTAAGATGTCAACCAGCTCCTCGTGAAGAGCTAATCTATTCTCCATCATTGTAAACACCTCCCAGAGTCAACATTAATCTAGGGTATTCAACTGTAACACTTTGGATCTTCCATTTGCATCCCATAAATGTTACGTATTTCATATAACCAAGATTCTGATTGGCAAAAGTATCGGCTATTATGCTTATCTGATTTGTAATGTTCAAATCATCATTCAACTTACTTGCATTCTGCCAACTATATCCAGCTCTGATCACATCGCCACGATAAGTTCGCTCAGTAATATTGGACGACCAAACCCCAGGACGGGTTTCAGTAGTAATATCAAAGCCTATTTTACCGTAAAACTTTGCCATTTTGATTTTTTCCTAATTAGCTGGCAGCAGTATATGCAACTGCACCAGTAGCAGCAGTATAAGCTACTGAACCGCCATTGATGACCAAGGTAATAACGCCATTAGAAGCGCTTACCTTTGTAACAGTAAATAAAGCGCCAGAATTATCTACAACAATGGCGCCTACAAACTGCTGAACCGGAATATTCGTCGGAAGGGTAGCCTTGCCTTCTGCGTCTAAAGAGATTGCAAAATTACCATTTTCTAAACGTAACTTCATCTTATCTTACCTCTCTTCTTAATTAGTTATTATATGAGCTAGGCTCAACATCATTGTTGTTCGGAGTTACCTGAGAAGTAGCCTTCTTCAGTACGATTGCACTCTTAGGTTTAACCAGTGCACCAGAGCAACGAGTTTCGATTAAGTACTTCTGAGCATTGTAGTCAATGTCGAAGTCATCGAATAAGTTAATAGCGCCACCCTTGTCAGCACCTACATAGTAGTCGTTTAAGTTAACGATAACACCATAGAAATCTGTTGGGATGATTTCATCAGGAACTTCTACGATTTCCTTAACTCTTAACTTGGTAGCCAGTTCAGCTTCAGTCTTGTATAAAGAATGGCCGAAACCGTCTTCAAGCAGTAACATGTCAGACAGCATATCTGCACCAATGTACAGAGTAGGTGAACCAGAACCTCTGTAATCCTTACGAGCTTTGATAGCAGCACGAATGCAGTTCTTAGCAGTTTCATCAGCATCTGAACCAGCTGTT